TGCTCCGTTCTGGGTGGATACCGTACGAGAGGAACTAGTCCAAAAAATTCTTTCTCGACTGGACAGAAGACCATGGGACGAGCAGAACTACTTTGCCGAGGCACCTTATGGTCTGAAAGAGATCCTGAGGTCCATGTATTCCATGTATGCTTCGGAACTTAAATATACGATGCCTGATAATCTGTTCATCAGAGGATGGTTCAATATCATTCCACCTGGTGCAGATCTTGCATTACATCATCATTCGATTCATGAGAATACATTTCTGTCTGGCAACATGCTGCTGACAGATAGCGTTATACCGACACAATACCACATCCCTGGGTACAGTACCTATGGAGGTAACTTCATGCCCCCTACAAAGGCAGGAACGACGGTTCTGTTCCCTTCCTGGGTGGAGCATGGTGTTGGTGTAAATGAAGAAGATCATGATAGAATAGCACTAGCATGGGATATCTACACAGAGGAGTCTATGAACTTCTGCCGTGAGAACAATCCATTCAACGAAATGTTACTGAGCGTACCCTTCTAATGAACCAAGACGAATTCCTTGATGCGTACAAGTCTCATATGGAGACGATCTCCAAGGCGATCGAGAATCTCTCAAAGCGCCAGGAAGTGATCGAGACTGCCATGGGTCGTATGCCACAACCTGGTGCAGACATGTTGAAGTACAAACCAGAAGGGTATGAAGACTACCTCAATCTGCGTGAACTGTTCGATGATCTGTATGTGCGTCTAAATATGCTTGAAGAGCGCATCAAAGTCTTAGAACCTTAATGTCTATTTTTATTCAGGAGACTGGACGCAGTTTCCCCAACGTGGATGACGGCGGTGAGTACAAGAAGACTTGGACACGCCCAGACAATGGTGACTATGAAAGTCATGCCCACCACAGTGGACCTGGACCTAATTACAGGATTACATTCAATGAGGATGGTCCTGGGTCTACTGCGTTCGGTACTGATAAGGTATTCTACATTGGTGATAACGATCCTGCATGTCTAGATTCCGAGAGTGGTGTAAACCTAGACGAATGTGATTACAATAGACAACCCATCTTCCGCTGGTATAGGGGTGGTAAGGACCACAAGTACACCTCACGCAGCACATTACGTTGGCCTACTGACTTTACAGGTGAGCAGGCAGGTCCTGACAACACTAAGGTAAGTAAGAAATATAATCCAGAACCAAGAAACGGAACTCCTGTCTTCTTCCTTGCACGAACACCGAAGGATGGAAAGACAAAAGCATTACATCATTGGTACGAGAACAGCAAGAACGATACTCAACTAGTAGCAAACAACAACACCTACACTCCTGGTGGCGGTGGTGGACCTGGTAGTGGGTATGTTTACATCGATGTACTTGGTTATGTCTACAATACTGAGGCAGATGCAGAAGAGTATGCTGACTATGACGAGACTCCCGTACCTCTTTACGAATACTACCGCAGTAGTAGCAGTGATAAGAAGGATCATTTCTACACAGTTGACCCAGCAAACGAAGTAAACCTCAATGGTGGACCCATTGAACCCCGAGATCCCCGCGATAGAGAGTACGATTACGTCGGAATCGTCGGTTGGTGCTTCGCCAGGGACTCTGGTGGCAGTGGAAACCGCAGAGTTTATGCTGACCAAGGTCTGATTGGACCTATTGGGTATGGAAACCCCGTGTCTTATGCCACTCGTGCGGGTTGGTATGACTGGGAAGAACCCGATTTGGCGGGTCACTACTCCCGAGTAGGGTCTACACCCGCAGTTTGGGTCCATGAAAACTACGAATATCAGTTTGATGCCGACGCTGGCACGCTCAGAACCTACGATGCAGACGGTCAGGCACTGATTTCTCCCACATTTATGAGGGGAAATCGCTTCTATGGTACACCTTCGGTCAGTAAACACCCTGATTTCCGCTGGGGACACCCTGATTACTGTCCACTACTCAATGGTGATGCACTGTTTGAGTGGTTCTATGGCAAGAATGGCGCAGTAAAGGGGTCTGTACCTAAGTATTTGGAGTTCCATACTGCGTTTGACTCGCAGTTCTTCTACTATATCTACAATACAGAGTACCCATGGAAGGGTCCTATCTTCTCTGTGCAGTATTCTATCAGTGATCGTAACCATTGTCCGAACAGAAGGATCGGTACAGGCAACAGACACGACGATAGATGCGTGTGTGACGAGCAATATGTGACCAAAGAATACTTCTCACACTTCTATGAGATCAGACAAGACAAGTGGAAGACCACTAATACCTCGTTGACACTCACTAACTTCGCTGATGGTGAGGTAGAAGAGTGCTTCAAGACAGTAGATACCGAGAGTCATACCATTTTGTTCCGCTATATCAGTGGTGGACTCGATCGTTTTGAGACTGGTGACACCATTAATGGATGGGAGATCGGTGAGTATGGGTATTTTGGTAACCAACTGCGCTGTGGTTACATGGAACTGCAAGGTCAAGGTGACGTATTTACGTCAGGACAGCAGTTTACACCCAAAGGAAGAGACGCTGCACGCATTGAAGTCCTCTGTGGGTATGGAATTGGCGGCAAAGCAGGGTTCTTTGGTGTCTATGAGTTCCCCAAGAAGCTCTCTTATTACAAAGTAGAGATCGATAAGACCTCATTGGTCCATAGTAAGACGCTAGACCAAGCAGAACTCAGCGTTAAAGTTGACACACAGGGCAGAATCGAGACCGTAGTGATCGAGAATGCTGGATTTGGGTACAAGAATCCGAAGATTGTGATCCAAGAACCCACACTCTTGAACGAGTATGGCGCTATGGACATGACAAGAGACACTATTCAGCAGATGTCTTACGAACTTCCGAACTATAAGTCCCCAACTAACGACGTTGAGAACTACGATGGTGAAGATTACAACTTCAACATGAAGCGTATTCAGAAAAATGTCAACAAACAGATCAAGAGAGACATCAAACAGAACAGTGTTGACCGTAAAGACGCTGTTCCATACAGCAAAAACTCCGATTTGAAGATCGAAGGCGCTGATCAGGACGAAGATATCTCGGAACTCGCGACAATTTCGTTCGAGGACAAGCAGTTGCAGACTGTTAGTAGCGAATCTCGCAGAAAAGAGAACATGAAACCCGCTGTTTTGGAGGTTGCACGCCTTGATCCTGACGGTTTGATCCTTGAAGTGAGGATTAAGGAGCGTGGAAGGGGGTATGATCCCGATCCTAACAACCCACCTAAGGTTTTCGTGGTCGAAGTTGAGGAAGAAGAGTACGTTATGCGTGGTCCCAACACGAAAAAGGGACAGAAAGCGTTCCAAGAGGCAGTAAACGACAAGACTAACAAGAGAAGAGTCATCAAAAACGGCGGTGTTGACGAAAATGGCAAGCCGAAAGACATCACAATCGACAAAAGGACACTGAAAGACATCATTCAAGAGATGCCTGCCCCGAAAAAAGGCAGAAAACTCAAAGAATCGGAACTTTCCGTGCTGGATGACGGCACGATTGGGTCTTTTGAGTCGATGATGAAGGGATTCAACACAAAATACCCGACTGGATACATCAAAGTGGGTCAAGTTGATGAGGTAGAGCAGATTGCTCTGTGTAATAGTCTTCCTGGTGACTGTGTAAACATCAATATGCCTGGTCTTGCGGGTCAAGCACTGTTCACAGTGCCTGATGTGAAGCATATTATGAAGGCTAGTCAGGAATTTAACAATATGATGAGGGATACCTATGATCAAATCCAACAAGGTGCCGATGATGTGGACAAACAGACCGATAGAATATCCAGTCTGTACGGTTGGAACAATGATCAGGAGTGTATTGTTATCCCTCAACCCAAGTTCTACAACGTAACGCGATTCAAAGATCTACCTTGTCCGTATATTGACGAAGAAACGGGTAGAGCATTCGGTTGGATCGTCTATAAGTATTGTGCATCGAAGTCTGACAACGGATATTTCCAAGTGAACCTTGAAGTTCGTGGTAAAACCACGGGTCCAGACGGTGAGAAGTTCATGGACTTCATGCACAAACTCCCACAACCATCATTGACGCAAGCTCGTCCTGTTGTAGTTGGTGATACGAAGGAGTGCTGGAAGTGTACTCGTAACTTGGGTTCTCAATCTGCTGGTCAAGATATTGAAGGACGTTGTTATTGGGATCCTTCTGGTGGAGATGATGTTGTCTTTGTCCCGATTGGTTTGGACGAGAACACGTATGACTGGGACCATGCTAACTTTTCTGAGTTACAACAGTTGCAAGTCTGGTTAGGCGATAACATCGAATCGTATAGAACTCAGACACCTAGCTACACTACTGCTACAACGCCAGGAACGCCCGCCACAGGGAACCCAGGGGACCCTGATTACGACCCAGGGACATCTAGTACCCCTGGTCAGACTAATACCAATAACTTCATGTATTGTGCCTCACTCAAACGATTGAGTGGAGGTATGCCTGCGGAGGAATGTTGGGATACATATGTGTATAGATCCAGTGGTGATGGCAATAGTGATGGTGTCCTTGATGTATACTCTGCATACTTCAAAGATGGTAGTGGAGAGAACCAAACACAAGGTAGGACTCCTGGCGAAACATTCTGGGAATCTCAGATCTATCAAGGATATGGAGCACCTGTCCAAGGATACTTCGGTGGTGGTATCTGCTGGTACGCAACATCATGGTTGTATTCAATCCTTTACGGAAGTTCTGGCAGTGGATCGAATGAGTTTGCGTTAGAATATGTTAACGACTTGTCTATCGCAATCAACCCATATCTACAAGATCAACTTGGACTAAAAATGGGACCATACTCAGGAACCATGTCTATCAAGAATTGGAGCACAGGTTCTACTATTGCGTTTGGCAATACTGCCAAGAACATGGGTAATCCATTCTTTGATGAATGTGGTGGTGGTATCTTTGATAGACGGGATGAAGTCGTTCAACCTAATCCACCTGTACCACTCAGGAAGAAGCATACTTCTTCTTATGACCCTGGTGACAAGGAACTTCTTAAAAAGCAGAAGAAGGCAGGAAAGTATGATGACATCAATGATGTTGAGTTTGAGGATGATAGTTGGAAAGACTTCTATGATTCTGACTTCGACTATGAAGAGGAGACAGACGCTAAGATCTCAGAATTCTCTACTGATGTAGACAACTTGTTCAACGGACAGAAAAACCCAGAAGACTTCTAATCATGGCATACGGACTATTACTACCAGTAGCACCAATCACAGGTCTCCCTGACTCAGGTCATGGTATCTGTATACCACCGACAGTACACTCTGTGCAGGCATGTGGCACTCCACCTGTCCCGTATAGTATTGTCATCAAAGATTGGACATGTTGGTGGCCACCACAACCACTGATTCCTATCAATCCACTATCGGCATTAAAGGCAACAGTATTGACAAACGGTCTACCGACTATGACATTCGGTGATGTGTTTACACCACACGTTTCTGCATGTACCAATATCGTGATCTACCTATGTCCTTGTGGTAAAGGTCTGTGCCCTGTGCCCACACCCATTGCATGTTCTATTCTTACGATTGAAGACTGTGCTGGTATTGGTCACTTCCGTTTTGCATTCACATCAACACTGACTGTGTTTGCTTTGAAACTTCCTGTTGCTCGTGTTCTAGATCCTTTGGGTGTTGGAACTCCTGGTTTCTTGGGTTGGTCATATCCATGCAATAGTATGGTTGCATATGGATCTCCAACTGTGCTATCATCTTAAAGTCCCAAACGGAGAAACATGGCAACTCGTAGTAAAGTCGGTCTCTCAGGCGTTAACTTCATGCCTGGCAAACCCAAGTCAACACGTCAAGGATCATCTAAGAATACTAAATATGCCGCGACCTCACGAAACAACGCGAAGAAGAAGTACCGTGGTCAAGGAAGATAGAGTGAAGACCACTCCCAAACTGGTAGAGGAGTCCAACACTGGACTCTTCCATGCCAGCATGAATCTTCCAGAAGCAGCGAAGCACTGTGGTATGACCGAGAAGGAAATGAAAATGACTTTCTGGGAATACCTTAAATACAATCCCCCCACTGACCCTATAAATAAACCAGAACACACTGATTAATCAGTAACTTGGCACGATATAGGTTCCGATCTGAACAATTTCTGTCGCGAGGGTACAAGGATTTTGCAATATCCTTCAACATGAACCCGAACACAGAAGATTTTAGTACGTTGAAAAACGAGAACGCTATCAAGCAATCAGTTCGGAACCTTGTCATGACAACATTCGGAGAGAGACCGTTTCAGAATGATATTGGATCCCGTGTAAGAGGGATGCTGTTTGAACCATTTGACGTTTTCAGCGCAGAAGACCTACGTGATGAGATTAGAAATACTATTGAAAGACTAGAACCTCGTGTTGAGGTTGTAGATGTGGAAGTGACGCTCTCTGAAAGTGATGATGCACTCGATGTGTCTATTGAATATCGCATTGTTGGCGAAGAACTCGTCCAAATTATCGACTTCCTCTTAGAGCGCACCTAAAATGGCAGCACTTCCATCAGAACTAACATCCCTAGACTTCTTTGAAATCAAAGAATCAATCAGATCTTATCTGAGAACCAGAAAAGAGTTCACAGATTATGATTTTGAGGGATCTGCTGCCTCGTACTTGATTGATATCCTGGCATACAACACATATTATGCTTCGTTCACGGCAAACATGTCGATGAACGAGTCATTTTTGGAATCTGCGACTGTTAGAGACAACATCGTAAGGATTGCGAAGCAGATTGGTTATACCCCAAGGTCTAAGAAAGCGGCAAGAGCATGTATTACCATGGACATGCAGGCAACGCTGCTGCCTGGTGACCTTACTTACCCGACTTCCATCACAATTAAGAAAGGAGATGTCTTTGTAGCGACTGTTGATGGTGAGTCATATGTCTTTGCAACACTTGATGACGTAGAAGAGGCGGTTGACGCATCAACTGGCATTGCTACATTCAACAAACTGTTGATTTATCAAGGTAACCTCCTTGATTATAGTTTTACTGTTGATGATACTAGAAAACCTGAGTATGTAATCCCGTCTGAGAACGTGGATACTGCCAGAATGAAGGTTTTGGTTCGTCCTAATGAGCAATCGGTTGAGGTTGACGAGTATTCCCTCTCTGATAACGTTACAGCACTGACTCCAACGTCTAGAACTTACTTCTTAGAAGAGACTGAGGACCTTAGATTCAAGATTACGTTCGGTGATGGCGTACTTGGACGTAAACTCATCGACAATGAGTTCATCACTGTTGAATATCTCGACACCGATGGTTCCGAAGCGAACGGTGCGAAGAAGTTTGGGTTCATCGGTCGTGCAATCGACTCTACTGGTCGTCCTGTACTTCCTCAGGCGATCACAATGAAGACTATTGAGACTTCTGCCGATGGTGCCGAGAGAGAAAGTGCTCTGAGTATCAAGTATAGGGCACCCAAAGGATTCTCTGTTCAGAATAGAGCAGTTACTGAGACTGACTATGCATATTTGGTCTCACAACTGTATCCTTCTGCTGCGTCAGTGACTGCATATGGTGGTGAGAAGTTGTCTCCCCCAGAATACGGCAAAGTTTACATTGCTATTCGTACTAAGAGTGGTGTTAACCTGAATACCACCACAAAACAGAAGATCAAGAACCAACTTCTTGATTATTCGATGGCATCGATCCAACCTGTGATCGTTGACCCGACTATTTTCTATATCTCCCCAACAGTATACCCCAACTTCAACGGAAACCAGACAAATCGTTCTTCCAACGAACTTGCTTCTGCTATCTTGAAGTCTGTTGATCAGTTCAATGCTCAGAATCGTGATAATCGCTTTGGTGGTCGCTTAGAACCTTCCAAATTCAATGCTATGGTCGATTCTGCTGATAATGCAATCAGTGGTACGACTACCCAGATGTCTATTGGTCAGAATCTGGATAAATTCACATTTGGCAACCAGTTCTCTCAGTGTCTGGACTTCTCCAACCCGATTGTTAACCCGAATGACTTCGGTGGCGGCGGTGGCGACGGCGGTGATGGTGGTGATGGCGGCGGAGACGGTGGAAACGGCGGCGATGGTGGTGATGGAGGCACTCCTGGCGGCGGTGGAGGCGGTGGCGACTCCGCTTGTAAACCCAAGTTCTCCTCTGTTAAGTCTGGAACCTTCTATGCTACGGGTTACACCGAAGAAGTTGCTGACTTGATCGCTGCTGGTGAGGCTGCTGGTTCTCTGCTTGAAGGAACAACAGTCAACAACCTCGATGTAATCGCTGGTGGCAACACTACCCTTGAAAATGTGCTTGTTAACATTGATACACAGAGCACAGCAACACTGGTTCCTGTGAATCTCCGTGATGATGGTCTGGGTAACATGATGATGGTTACTAACAGAAATGAAAAGGAAGTCGTTCTGAACGATGCTGTTGGTACAGTTGATTATAACAGCGGTATTGTTTGTGTTGGTCCTCTTGATGTGGCTGACACTCCCGATGGTACAACTAGAATTCCTGTTGTAGTTCTTCCCTCTGGTGGATCGATTATTATCCCTGCTGGCGTGGATCCGACACTGTTCAACCCTCGCGTTTTCCCACGCGATACGAACGTCAATCCTGGCGCTGCAAATGCCTTCGATCCCTTCAATTTCAACGGATGGAACTATGGTGGCAGCAACATAAATACAATCAGCTACCCCGCTGGAAACTTCACGTATCCAGAACTCGACTCCTGTTTCTAAGATAAATGTTTGCAAATACAATCAACGTTTCAGACAGAGTTGCCAATCAACTCCCTGAGTTCATTAGGACTGAGGATGAGCAACTAGTTAATTTTCTGATTGAGTATTACAAATCTCAGGAGAAAACAGGTCGTCCTTATAACGTCCTGAACAATCTGGTTAAGTATCTGGATCTGAGTGAGTATGATCAGGAGACACTTACGTCTTCTACCTCTCTGATCAAAGACGTTGGTTTGTATGATGACTTTATTGAAGTAGAAGAGATTGATGGTTTCATCCCGAGCAATGGTTCGGTGATGATCGATAATGAAATCATCTATTATGAAGAGATCGTCCGTGGTCCTGACGCTATCCTGACCCCTGGTATCTCGCTGCAAGAATTTAATAAGAAGAGACAAGCACTTGAATCTCCCTGGGAGTTCTTTGATGGAACTCGCACTACCTTTGATCTGAAATTCCTGGGTACACCTGTATCCCCAGTTTCTGCTGATCACCTTGCTGTTACTGTATACGGTCAACTGCTGATCCCTACGATTGATTACACTATCAGCGGTTCTCAGATTACCTTCATCACTCCTCCTCGTGCCAGAACTGGTAACGATCAGGTAGAACTGACTCAGATCCTTTATTACATTGGTTTTGCTGATTCTGTTATTAAGGATCTGGAAATTCCTTCGGTCGATGATCTTGCTAATCAAGATTCTATGACCATGACCTATCAGAATCTGCCTTATGCGCCGATTGCTGAGATCGGTCTGATCATCAATAGGAATGGTGTGCTTCAACGTCCTTATGATGACTATGTACTGACTGATAACAATACTAGAATCAAGTATTTCGTAAATATCTCCACTCAGGATACATTCCACATTCGTTCGATCGAATATGTGTCTCCTACTGTTGGTCAAGGTGCAGAAGCAGTTACCAGAGTGGGTGCTAACGGAGAGATCGATAAGATCATCGTCAAAACTGGCGGTAGTGGATACGAACTTA